CGCTAAGCACCTTTTGCCCGATGTGTATAAACCGTGCCCCGCGTCCAAAGCTACTTTAAAACTCATAATTTACACTCCTTCTAAATTTTTGTATGAAAAAAGCACCTGTCTAAACAGATGCTTCTATCAATTGTATTTTATATTTGTATTTTAAGCCCCATTCTTTCGTAATATTTTATTAAATCATTCAAAACTATGCTGTTTTCTCTTGGCTCTGCCTGTATATTTATTGTTACAACACAACCAGCTTTTCTAATTTCATCAATAGCATATTGCAAAAGCGTTCTTGAATGCCCTTGTCTTCTATATTGAGGATGCACATAAAGATTGTATATAAAAGGACAAGGTTCTAAAGCATAGAAGCAATAACCGAATTTATTCTGTATAAAGTTTTCGCTTTCTTGTAACTCATCCATATTTATATCTCCAACTTAGATGCCTTAATCTCGTTATATTGCTCTTGTGTGATTTTACCGTTTGTAACAAGCGTTTGTAGCTGATCGTCTGACACTCTGCCTTGTCGATACATATACTTTAAAAATTCGTTCATTATATTGCACCCCTCTACTTAAAAGAAAAATGACGTCATGTAACCGACCGCCGCGCCAATTACAACGCTGATAATTTTGTCAACCAACGTGTCCCACCTTTTCGCGGGTTTTTCCTCTAATTTCTGAATACGGTCATTTTGTGCCTTTTGCTCGTCAAGCATGTTTTTCATGTTTATTGCTAACTCCTTTACGGATACAACCAATTCGGTGATCGTGTTTTGCTGTTTTTCTTGGTCGTCCATGCGGTGCTTTAACGAGCCTATCTCGTTCTTATGGTCATTTAAAACTAACTGTATTTGTGTTAAATCGTCCATTTGGCTGTCCCCTTAATTAGCGATATCCTATCACCCTTATAATTTTATTTGTGTTACTCGTAATCGTGCCATTTTCGTTGGAACTGTTTAATACAGCCGATATTGATGTACCTGATATTTGTCCTACATAAGCATAGTTGCATACTGTAGGCACATACCATGTCCCCGTTATACAGAACTTTTTCCCGTTGGGCGTGCAAATTTTCACACTTGAATAATTGTCATTTAGCATTGCAAATATTTCAAAATAGCTGAAATCCGACGCCGTTTCGCTTAACGTAATTGTTCCTGTTGTACCGCTTGCATTGTCGTACAGGACTTTGCTTGATGTCCCAATATATTCCCATGCCGTCCAACCCGAGATATTATATTCAGATTGCGTGGTATAGCTTCGCGTGTATCTGTTGCCCCGTCCGTTATATGGTGTTGCTATTTGCATACGGTTTGAATTACTTGTATAACCGCCATAAAAAAGCGTTGTAATGTAATATGGGTCGCTTGTGGGCGTGCTGACGCTTGATAATATTAGCGGTGCAATTGCTACGTTTACGTCAACATTGTAATTTGCATATTTTGTTGCATCTGCCATGTGAGTATTTGGCGGCGTTGTAAATTGGAACGGTGCGGCGATTTCGTCGGCGTTCGGGTTTTTGCTGACCGTTCCGAAAGCTATAACATTGTTTACTGCGTCAATATCCATAAACGGCTTGGCCGTGCCAATTGATACATTATCCGTTGACGTTGTAAAAAAGTCTGTTAATTGTGCAACAAAATTAAAAATGGTATCACTTGAAAATGTGGTTGTATCAATGATTGTGGCACTATAGGTATAGTCGACGTTTTGAGCGTTATATATTATAGTGCCGTCTGTAACATATGATGTGTCGCCGTATCTAATTGTCAATGCGGCTGTGTTTAAATTGCTTAATGCCGTCACACTTGCCGATATTACGGCGCGTATCGCTTCGCCCTCGTCGTCAGGTGTAAATATGCTATTAACGTACCGCCCACGCTCAACGGTAAAAGCGCTTATTGTAGGAGGCGTGTATGCCGTCACACTGTAATTTGCCGTTGTCGTTGCTGTACGTCCTCGGCTGTCAGTTACCGTCACGGTTGCAGTTGCGTTACCACTTGTATTAAGCACGCCTGTAGTTACGCTTGCGCCGCTGTATGACGTATTTTCAACCTTGACCGAATAATTGCTTATGGTGCTACTATGTGCGCCTGTGGCTGTTGTTGTAGCTATTAGCATTGACCGACTTTGTATATATGCGCCGAACCGCGCCGCAATCCCTGCCGTTGCTTCGAATATTGTGAAGTTTGATATTGTCGGCTGAAATTCTGCGGTATTCGGAACATAAGCTGTAAATGTTATTGTTTTACTGCCGATTTGTGAGCCACCGTTATATGTTATACAAGTGATTGAACCCCAACCGCTTGTTGCATTTGGAATTATGTCGGCAAAACTTTTCGGTATGGTCCAAAATGCAATATCAGTAACGCCTGTAGCAATAGTACCGCTTGAATTTCCGAAACCGTACGTTATAGTGTGAGTAAATGCGCTTGACGCTCTGTTTGTATTGATTGCTATTGTTTCGCCTATGTTGCCGCTGCCGCTTATCGTTGGTGTGCTTGCTCTTGGTATTGTATCAAGCTGCACGGAGCGATCACCGCTTGCGCTTATTGGCGTATCTCCCGACCAACCAACCGATATTTTGACGAATTTCGAACCGTCATTATCGTGTACTATTTCATATTGTTTCGCAAATAGCAAAGTGTCGGAACTGCTTGTTATTGCATATCCTAAACCGTTTTCTTCTTGTGTAGCTGAATCAACCGACACGCTTGTGTTTCCTGTGCCTGATGTGGTGTACCCTGAATTGTTGCGCCTTGAATATACATAAATGTTTAAATACGATTTGTTATTAGAAACATCTGTGTCATGTTCTTCATATGTCGACCATACGCTCACATTTGAATTACTACAGCTTAATGAAAAACTTCCGCTTGCCAATTATTCCACCGCCCTTAATGAGATATGGCCGTTTGCACGTGGGAAAAATCCAACATTTCCAAACGTGCAACTTTTGCCAAACTGCCCGTCGTTAGCGTAAAATTTTGTAACACCGTTAACAACGCCCCAATAACCAATTTCATAATTTCCATTGTAAAAGGATATTCGGTCGTTTTTTTCTACCAATGTTAACGAGTTTTCAGATTTTCCGATTATTAAATTTCCTTCGGCGTCAAATCTTAAATAATTTTTATATGTTGAATATTTGCCATCAACTGCGTTTACTGCATTATTTATTGCATTTGTAACGCTTGTTGTCACAAAATCGACCTCAAATGCGCTCGCGGTTTGAGATACTAATGATTTCACACTTTCAATTAATGATGTGTATCCATCGGCCGCAGTCCGTAACACAACATAATCACCTATTGCAACAGGGGTTTCTCCATCTTTCAGTTCAATAGGTGCTACATCTAACAATAGTATTTGTGCTTCTGTCGGTGTACCGCTTTCGATTACTTCCAATGCCCCGTCTGCGCCGCTTGTGCTTTTGGCATAGTATGTATATGATGTAACTATCGTTTTATCGGATTTTACCGTGCTTATAATTTGGTCAGGTAATTGCTTTATCAAACTTGATAAACTCGTCGAAATATTGGTAACAACCGAATTTATAACATAATTCCGTTCGATTTTTGTTAATCGGTCGCCTGCATCCAGTGCGTCGCGTTGCGTGTTTACTGTTACGTCGGCAAGCGTCAACCGTGTATCACCTAAATTGATTGTCATGCCGTCAGGCTTATCAAGTGGGATATCCATTTCTGACAATAAATATGTACCTGATAAATTATGTGGTGTTGAATTTACGATCACACAATCTAAAAAATTAAAGCTTTGAATGTCTTTTGATGTTACAGCCAAATCAATTGCTTTTAATGTGATTGTCTTTTTCAGCATTACAGCGGTGCTACTTAAATATTGTGTACCTTTTGTAATTAAATTTGTTGCAAGCGTCACATCGTCCCATGTGCTGTTTGCCACAGGTGCGTATATTTTGCCATGTGCAGCGACGCCTGCGCGGGAATATAAAGTGTCGCCCGACTTTACAACGTCGCTTGTGATATCACCATCGACAATGCTTGATATAGTTAAGCGCGTGTTGCTTTGGGTGTCCGCTTTAGCCCCCAAAGGTATAATTGCCGTGTATGTTTCTGTACCGTCAACCTCTTGTGTAATGTCAATAAGGTTTTCGCCGAATTCGATTTGTTGTGTTGATGTTGCTGTCAAATCACTGTCAGCCAAATAGTCCAAATAGTCGCCATCATTTTCAAAACGTAATACAAGCACGCCGCCCAGTGTTTTAAGTAACTTATCTTCAACGACTTGCCATGTGTTGGCGTAATCGGTTGATGAACGGTTGATGTAATTGTTGCTGTCCAAATTATGCGATACTGTGCCTAATTTAATTTGCTGATTTTCTGTAACTTGTGCATTGTGATTTTCAAGCAACCATTTCAAAAAGCCATTGTGATATACATTGTTGCTATCGGTATAATCATATACGCCGTCCGCAAATGTATAAGGTCTTACAACGCTATCATTTAAACACGCAAGCTTGCCCTCACAAGTGATAACTTGTGCATTATTAAAATCTTGCGTGTCATTCAGCGCACGGCCTTTAAATATTAATTTGCTATCTTTATAAACTGAAATAACAGATAACAGCTTTTTGATTGTGTCAAAATAAGGGTGCATCGGGTAAATTTTAAATGTAAATTCGCCCACGGTATTCTTTTTTAATTTAGCTAAGGGGCTTTCGATTGAAAGCCCCTTGTCTAAATCATATAGAGGGTAATTATCACAATAAACCGTATATTTCATTGTTATAACGCCCCCTCGGTAAATGTAAATGTCGCTGTTCCGCTTGTTGCGGTTGTTGTTACGGTGTTCCCGCCGTAAGTAAATTTGAGTTGATTGTTATATGTTCCTGCGGCAAACGAATAGCTTGTGCCATTAATAACAAGTATCATTGCTTCGCTTACTGTTATTGTCGGGTATACGGTCATACGCCCACTATCAATTACTATTGATTTTAGCGATACAGCATCAATAAACTCTGTTGTGGCTTCATGTTTTATCTTGTACGGCTCACAATCGCACTTTACAACAATAGTGCCTTGCATTTTGCTTGAATTGTAATTATCAACGGTGCAACGCCCGATATAATAATAATCGGGGTCGCTCCATGTTGTAATTTTCATGCGCTTGCCATGTAATTCGTTTGCAATCATGGTTTTGCACGCGTCCCAATCTAATATATTTTCGACCGCGGAAAAAGTAAATGTAATGGTGCGATTGTTATACCGTACTTCGCCAAATGCTTCTGTTAAGTCAAGCGTACCGTCTTTGCCGATAATATCAACTGTGGTTGTCTTTGGAGATGGCAAACCGATATCTTGGCTTTTTAATATGACGCTCCAATCGGCGTCATGATCATAATATGCGGCAAACCTACCTCTATCCGTATTATACCATACGTCATACCAATTGATATCATTACCATACAATGGTGTACTCCAATCGGTATGTGAATAATAAGTTGTGCCTGTAGCTATGTCCGTAAACATAACGCCATGTATCAGCATTAACGCCCACGCCCCCTATTCGTCGCAATTTTTCCTAACGCTGTGTTCATCGGTTCTGCCAATGCACCGACAACCGTGCCCGTATCCATAACAAGCTGACGCTGTGACAACTGCGGTATATAATCGCTTAATAATGACAAAATGCTATTTAACGTTTCGTTCTGCATATCTGACAATTTACTTGCGTATGCGTCCAAAACTTCGGTAAATACTGCTTTCATTGTGTTTTGCGGTGTCACGATTTCAGGGTTATGCTTTGCGCCTGTGTACTCGCCTATTTCTGCAATTGTTGGTTCAGTTGCGACGCCACCTTTTGCAAGTCTAGGCATTGACAATTCTGCAATAGTGCTTATGTTTACGCCAATTGGTAACTTATTAACAAGATTTATAGCACCGTTTATTAACCGTATTGCTTTATTAATAGTACCTTCAATCAACGATATAATACCATTAATTCCCGATTTTACCGCGCCACCGATTGCATCACCAATACTTGTGCCTAAACTGCTGAATTTATCTTTTATGGTGTTCCACAATCCACCGAAAAAGTCGCCGATGGGCGAAAATACATTTTTGATTGCTTGTACAGCTTCGTCAAATTTATTGCTAAACCACGAACCCACAGCGCCGAATATCCCCGTTATTCCGTCCCATAATCCCGAAACAAAGGATATTATTGTATTGACAAAGCCTGATACTGAATCAACAATACTTTGTATTAATCCCGAAACAAACGCAACTATTGGAGCAATAAAGGTATTATAAAGCCATAGCAATAACGCGCCTAATATCGTTGTAACAATTTCAAATACTTTCGCGACAATCTCAAAAATCTTTGCAAAAATCGGAAATATCCATGTTTCAAAAAATCCGACAATCGGTGCTATAACGGTATCATAAAACCATTGACCTATACCCGCAAAAAACGCGCCTATCGGTGCAAATATAGTATCATATAACCATTTCCACGCTGCGCCCAACAATGAGCCTAATAGCGTAAACATTGCGCCCCAACATGTTTTCGTAATCGTCCATACTGCGCTAAACAATGCACCAATAATCGTTGGCAACGCTTGGATTAGTGCACCAATTAGCATGATTAACGCTTGTATAAGTTGTGGCAATATAACGGGTATCATATTGACAATTGCCATAAGCAACATCAAAAATGCGTTTACAAGCTGTGGGATTAGTGTCGGCAACATATTTACAATAGCCTGTATCAATGTCACAATTCCGTCCAACAATGGCGGTAATATCTGCGGTATAGCATTTACAAGAGCCATAAGCAATTGCAATGCTGCATCAATTAACATGGGTATCAATGTTGGAAGCATTTGCGCTATCATTTCAACGACCATTATTATTGCGCCAATTAACTGTTGAAGTATGCTTGGTAACACCTCTACAATAACGTTAATAATTTGGATAATTGCATTTATAAGCAACGGTATTAATGTTGGGAGCATATTTACAATTGCCATAATCAAATTTATTATCGCATCAATCAACTGTGGCAATATAGTAGGAAGCATATCGACAATCGCTTGAATAATTTGCAAAATACAATCTAACAATGGCGGCAATAGTTGCACAATTAATTGTACTATGGTATCAATCAACGTTGGCAATATAGTTGTTAACGCTTGAATCAGTGATGTAACAATAGACACAAGAGCCGTAACGATTGACGGTAAGACTGCCGTTAAATTCTGCATACCTTTTGCAATACCCTCAACAATCATTGGCATTGCTTCAACGATCTTTGCTGCTAAATTTTGTATGTATGTCGTTACCTTTGTAACCATTGCTTGTATTTTGTTGCCAAACTCCGACGTGTCAGCTTTACCCAATGCAAACAAACCCATCAATACAGCAATTACTGCAGTTATTCCCAAAATCCACGGCATAGCAGCTGCAAACTTCGGAAACTTCTCCATTAATTTGCCAACGTCTTTAAACGCCCCGCCGAACGCTTCGGTTGTCTTACCGACAACGAGCATCACAGGCCCTAATGCCGCAAGCGCCATAACAATCTTCAATATTGCTTCGCGTTTGCCCTCACTCAAATTGCTAAACGCGTTTGATAACTCACTAACCTTATCAACAACTTTTTCAACTGTTGGCATTAATGCCGTTGTCAGCGTCCCTAATGCGGTTTTTATATTGTCCGTCATGGTTGACCATTTGCCCGCGGTTGTTTGGCTTGCTTTATCCATTGCCCCATAAAATAAGCCACCTGCACCTGTTGCGCTCTCAAACGCTGATGTTACCATGTCCGCGGATATTGCGCCTTGTTCCATATCGGTTTTAAGGTCTGCTATGCTCCGCCCCGTTTGTTTACTAATAACTTGCAACGGGTTAAATCCCGCATTAATCATTTGCAACAAATCTTGACCCGTCATTTTACCCGCCGATTGTATTTGACCGAACGCAAGCGCTAAGCTGCTAAGCTTTTCCTTGTCGCCCATGCTGACGTCACCCAACATTGACAGATAGCTTTTTGTCTTATCAGCCGACACACCAAATGCAAGCAACATATTATTTGCGCTTATTAAATCAGATGTTTCAAACGGGGTTGCCGCGGCCATTGATTTAATATCGTTTAACATACTTGCGGCTTTTTCCGCGTTACCTCCCAACAGGGTTGTTAAATTTGCGGCGTACTTTTCCATTTCCGCGTTATACTTAACACCGCCTGTAAGCGCCGCAACGATTGGTAATGATACTGCGGCGGTTAATTTTGTGCCAAATGTTGCAACCTTTTTGCCAACAGTTTCAAGCCCTGTGCCAAAATTATCAAACGCCGTCGCCATTTTTGCGCCGCCACTCTTTGCCTTGTCTGTGGTGTTGTCGATTGCTTCATTTGCACCGCTATTATTAATTGCAATTGTGCCTAAGAGTTTAAATATATCCATTTCTCACCCACCTTTATTTTGGTGGAATAAAGCCGTTAAGAATATTGTCTGATTTTTTCACTGTGTCGTTAATATCCAGTTCTGACATTTCGGGCTTTGCTGTATTTGTCGTTTTCCATTCTTCATAAGGTTTCATTTCTGCGAATGGATTAGCAGCACAGGCACAATATAATTGCCAATTCTTGCGTTCGACCTCGTCGGCAATTATAAAATCAATGCCCTCATACAGCCGTTTGCCCTTTATCAATGTGTTTATAAATAAAAACGGGTTTGCATATTGTGAAAATAGCAAACCCGTAAATTTTATTGTGCCGTACTGAATAATTCTGACACTTCCACGAAAAAATCGTGCAATTCCTCTTTGGCGAAAAATTCCTTTATCATTCGCGTAAAGGGCACAAGTCCCATGTTTTTAATTTCGTCGATTGTAAGATTTGTGCACGACGCAAAGAACGCATAAATTGGTTCTTTTGCACTGTGCAAGCCTTTTATAAACACCGCCAAAAGCTTCATTGCAACCGCAATGCCTGAATCTTTTTTTAATGCTTCGGCTTTTTCGGCGGCTTTTGTGGTTTCTTTGGAGTTTCCTTTTTCTTGGCTTGCGTCAACAATACCTTTCAAGTTTTCTTGCTTGAATACCTCTGCAAATTTTTCAACGCCTATTGCGTCGGCTACGTCAACAAATGCAAAAAGGTGCTCCGCGCCCAATTCTTGAAATTCAACGATTTTATCATTCATAATACTTGTACCCTTTCATATTTAAAATTAATTGATTAAACTTCTGCTACAACTGGAAACCACCATTGCACGGGCAGCTTGTTAAGGCTTTGAGCGCTTAAGTCCTGCGTACAATCGAAAGTTATTGAATATGTACCCTGCTTTTTGTTTTCGCCTTTGAGTTCAAAAGCAGAAGTGCACAAAGCATTTGGCAATATGATAATGATTGCTTTGCCTGTTGCTGTGTATCCAACAAATGCCACATTATCAAGATAATCACTGTCTGAAATGCTGTCTTTGGTGACATAGCAGTCATATTCAGCATTTGACAAGGTTAAATCTTTAACCAAATGCAATGCTTGGGATATAATGCCCGCGGAGTATTCGGCAATGGTACTTTCAAGGCTTGCGCTCTCACCGACTTTTTGTTTTGAAATACCTTTAACAAGTACGGTAACGCCGTCAAGTTCAACGTCGACATACTCGGCTTCATATTTGAAAGTGCCGCCGCCACTGGTCGCACCTATAACAGTACCGCTCCAACCCAATTCATAATATGTCGCAATATCCGCAACTAATGGGCTTACTACCTTAGTGTAAACATCAACCGCTTTGGTGTAATAATCCTTTCCTGCTACAATAGCCTTATCCGTGGTTAATGTATAACCGTAAGTAAGGTTTTTGTAATAAGTTCCCGCACCCAAAGGGATATTTTCGGGTGTATTGCTTGTAACACCGTTGTTTTTTAACATTTAATTCGCCCCTTTAAATTCTTTTGTTGACAAAATAATTTGTATCTTTTTCAACTCTGCTTCACCCGTTAAAATTGGGTATGCAGTATCATAATTTATAGATACCGCAAAACCGTCTTGCAACGTCCGAAAGTCTGCAAAATGTTCTTTTATTTTGTCTTTGATTGTTAATAACTCGCCGTAACTGTTGCGTGTCCAACCCTCGACGATCAATTCACCTTCGGTATGGGCGTCTTCGCAACTGTAATCTGTTTCCCGATATTCACCCGTAAAGTATGGGTAAGCGGCTTTTTCGGCTTGCATGAATGAATAATTAATACCCATACTTTGCATTTCTGTACTAAATACTTCTAAAATCATTTACCCACACCCCCAAATAACGTATTTGCATGATTTATAATTGTGGCTTTTTTATCGGCATACGCATTATGCAACGCGCGTGTTGGCTTCTTACCCAAAACAAAGTAAAATTCTTTACCGTTTTTTCCGTAAGACTTTTTAAAGGTATATTTGCTTTCAAAAAGTGACTTCGTCTTTGCGTCGAGCATATCAGTGCAAACATACCAACCGCCGCGTCGTCCGTCGCCCGCAAGCGCATATTCGCCCGTTCCGAATTCTTCCCATGCCGCGTTTTGTTCAGTGTTACCAATTGTAACGGTATCGCCTACAGAATTAACCGTATGTTTCCAATTGCGTTTTGTCTGTCCTGACTGTACACGGGTGTTGTGTATTGCTTGGCTTTCGATTTCTGCGCCCGCTTCTTCAAGGAATTGCGCCGTTTTATCGCTTATTTGTGCTTTGATATTAATGCTGTTATCCGTAAATGTAACGCCCATAATCAGACACCCACGTACTTCAAATAGATTTCAAGTTGTCTGTGTCGCTCCTGCGGGTCGTCAATGTATTTAACGTCGTACCGTCTGCCGCCGACTGTTGCCGACAACTCGGTTGCATCTTTATCAATAGCCGAATAATCACCGATAAAAACGTGCGTGCTTTCCTCGATTTTGGCGTTATACGTTGCGTATCTGCTGTCGCCGCTTTGCAAATCAAGCCAACCCTTTAAAGACTTATAATCAGTATAAGTTGTTATATCTTCACTGATTGCGCTTTTATCGGGCTTCTTGGTCTGCAATAATAATGTCGTGTTGCCGCCAATACTCATGTTTAAAACCTCGCTTTGCAATAAGGCTTTAAAAAGCCCATAAGTGCGGCGGGGTATCCGTTCACTGTGTTATTGGCGTCATTGTCATAATAAGTCACGTTATAGCGTGAAATACTTTCGCTTTTTACGCCGACCTTTTCGCGCTGCTCAAATTCCCATTTCAATAGATTTAACGCGCCCATTTTTACGTCGGGTGGATAGATTATTTTAGTAAACAAGTTGTTTGCACAATCGAATATATCGCCGTCAAGCGTCATTGTATCGGCGGTAATTGCCGTTACTGTGTATATCCCATTGTTTATGCTTGTACTAATTTCAACCGTGTCCCCAACATTTATATAAGCACTTGCGCCCTGCACGACCCCGCCGACAATGTCAGCATAAAATCGTACAAGGCGCTGTTGAAAATGGTTATTTGTGTATGACCGTATAAAGCACTCAATCGCACTTTCACGGCTCGACAACTCAAAATCGGTTTTATCGGGGAATTGCTGCTTTAATTCGCTTAATGTTAATATCATTTCCCCACCGCCTTAATTAATATTAGACTGTAGCTTCAACAAGAGAACGGCAAATTACGACTTTGGAATCGTCAGTCAATGCAACAACATAAATTCTGTCACCCGTAATTTCGGTTAAGCGTTTCTTTGTAACACGCTCGGTTTCAACATTGGTGTCACGTTTCAAGAAAATAGTCAATGCGGCTGTTTCGTCCTCTGTTTCGGTATCTGCTGTTAGCTTAACGATCGGGTTAAGATAATATGTGTTTGCGGCAACCGCGGCTTTTGTCCGCTCATAGTATGTTGCTATGTTGGCAACGTCGGGAGTTTCAACCGCTGTATATACCTCACCTGCTTTGGTGTAGTATGTTTTAGTGCCGTTCAAAGCAACGTCGGTTGTCAATGCATACTTTGCAGCTTCGGCGCTGTTCATCTTAACCTTGTTTGTCACCTTAATACGGGAATTTGCAATCATGCCGACCTCGCCGTCAACCATGATCTGATTGCCATAATTTTCTTTTGACTGGAATTTGCTATCAAGGCGTAACTGTGTCAATTGGTGTGGATGAATGAAAGTGACTTTCTCACTGTTTTCTTCCTCGTTAAATACATCAATAGCATTAACAAGTGTATCGTATCCAATTATCTTTGTGCTTTCGTATGACGTCGGTGCTTCATACAGCGCGGTCATTGCGTCAACGTCTGTTTTTGCAGTGATTGATTTTGCCATTTGGTTGTTAAGTGTACCAACGGGATTACCGTATCCGCTCAATGCGGCTTCATCGGTAATACTTCCACCGATACCTGCTTTCTTAACGGTATATGATTTTGTGCTTGTGGACATCGATCTGATCGGGATTTCCTCACCCTCGGCAACGGTTACGGCGTCGCCAATATATGCGGTCTTAGGTACTGTGATTGTGTCACCTGCGCGGCCTTGTAAAGAAGTGTCAAGCTTTGCATAAGGCAGCACTTGAACCTTGCTGTTGACCTTTTCGGTTATCATATCGCTCATAACCTGCGGGTCGATTAATTTTGATAATACTGTTACGGTGCTATCTACTGGCATAATAAAATTACCTCACTTTTACTTTTTTGTTGTTAATTATCTTTTAATTGCTCGTACAATTCGGGATTATCAGCGTGCAATTTGTTGCGCTCCAAATATCCCATTTTGGAAAATTGCTCTTTTGTGACTGTGCCTTTGTCGTCGTCACCTGCAGGAAGTTTATTGGGGTCAATTTTCTTTCTGCTATCGACCTCAAAATTTGTTGAATAGGTTGTTTTGATGGTACTGACGTCAATCCCTTTGATTTTGCCGTCACTATCAACCTTGATATCGGGGTTATCCTGCTTGATTTTAAACATCAAATAATCAATGTCTGTTGGTTTTGCTTTATTTGCCAACAATTCAAGCTTTATAGCGCTGTCGATTTTAAGCTTTGCGTTTTCTGCCTGTGCATCTGCAAGCTGCTTTTCGTAAGTGCTAATTTTGCCTTGCAAATCCTCGTTACCTTGTGTCGATTTTTTCATTTCATCAATCAACTTTTGGGCTTCGTCTGATTCTTTGACCTTGGTATCAAAATCGGTTTTTAATTTGCCGTATCTGATATCAAGGTTTTCCTCGCCTGACGTGAAAATCTTGTTGGTTTTCATGCCGTCCAAAATTGCCTTGATCTTGTCGTCCTCGACGCCTTGTGCTTTAAGTATTTCGCTTAAATCTGCCATGATAAAAATACCGCCTTTCTCAAAATAGGATTTTTACGCGTTACCTCGCGATTATTTGATTTACTTTGTTTTACGTCTAAACCTTTAACGACGGGTATAAAAAAAGAAAGCCATTATTTTTTATTTGGCTTCCTTAATTTTTGTTAATATGTCGGCTTTGCTTCTTAGCCCTGTTAAATCAATTCCGTTGTCCTCTGCAAACTGCTTAAGCTGTGGAATGGTCATGTTTTCCACAATCTCGGTAATGTCAAGCGCTGCCGATACGTCGGACGCTTCGCTTTGTGGATCGTCGACCTGTATACCGTCATCATGTGGCGGGGCGCTGATTGGCTTTGCTGTTTCGGGCATATCCTCGGCATATTCCGCGGCGTAATTACCCTCATTTCCGATAATTTCCAACGCCCTTGCGTCGCCAAACTCCCGAATGTTGCCGACGTTGTACCGTTCGCCCGTTTCTCTGTCCCTGCATGACTTTAAAAATTTGATTTTCATTTTGCATTTTCCACCTTTTTATAATATTTTTGTACAAAAAAAGCACCACACAAGTGATGCTTTGATTTGAGTTAATTTATTTTTTTATTCAGCCAGTCGAGAAGCTTATCGATTTTTAATTGTTTAGCAATAGTATCGATAAATTCGTTCCATGCTTCCGAAAATGTTTTATCTTCCATAAATAAAACCTTTCTGATTATATTATGATAATTGGTCAAGGATTGATTCACACATTAATCCAACAGAAGTGATTTCATATTTTTGGTCAAATCCTGATATTTGCAATTTTTCAGCAACAACATCTTCGATTTTATCCAGTTCATCATCTGTAAGATTATTTTTAAAGTCTATAACTAAACCCAAAGATTTCATAAATTCAATTTGTATTGATGTGAAATTCATAATCAATCACCTTTCTTTGTATATTTTTTGACTTTTGCTTTTCCTGTTTTCCAAACCGTTGTGATTTTACCGCTATCGGGATTTACATTAACTGTTGCATTCTGCCCGATAAATCTTTGACTTCTTCTGCCAAGTTCATCGGTCACAATATCACCGATATATAGTGGCTTTTCAAGAGCATTTAAAACGGCAGGCGTGTCAACGCCTCTTTCTTTTGCTTTATCAAGTGTATGGATTGAAATGCTTTTTATTTGAATCCCATTTTTTGCTACTGTTTTTATTATATCAGTTTCTTTAAGAATATTCAAATATTTTACTTTGAAATCTTCAAACCCTGAACAGTTTATGATTCCACCATCTTCATTATTCCACTTATTATATGAAGTTTCGCCCTTAACCGCCCACCGTGCGCGCTCTAATACAACACAGCGACAATTTATATCTAAAGCGGCAACGCCGAACCCGTGCGGATACTGTGCTTCATTACCGCCGACATTAAAAGGTTCGTCCAGTTCTTTTATTTGCCCGTCCAATTGCGCGTGTGCGTCGCGTGTGCGAATGTCAAGCGTGCTGTCCCATTGCTTAACGATATCCGCACCTTTATTTTTTGCAGTTTGCATACAACTATACTTTGCTTCGCTTGCAACTCTGCCGCCCTCTGTAACTGCAATGCGATATGATTTATAAAAATCTTCCTCGGTTATAAGGCTTAATTGTTTGGCTATTTCACCGTACCCGCTACCGTTTGCAATGCCACGTGACACTTCGCTTTTGACCGTGGTTTTAAGATCATTCATATTTTGATTGATGCGCTGTGAAAAAGTCATATCATCAATCGGATTTGTTATGCAATTTATCATTTCCGCTTGATCATGTGGGAATATCAATGGTGTTCCTTGACCCTGCATTGTGTACAAAGTGCCAATATATCCGTCCTTATATGTTTTGAGCAGATAAGCGTTAATATTTGCGGTATTATCAGACTTCAAAACATCAATAATTGCGGATATCTGCTTTTCAAGGCTTTGTTGGTATTCCAACTGATATATTTTGCTTTGGCTCATTTCGTCAATTTGCAAAAGCTGTATGCGCTTTTTAACGTCCGCAAGGGCTGTTGTATAACTTTGCTTTAGCTGATCCACAACGTCGCTTTCGTTGCTCAACAACAGCTTTTCAATTTCTTTTTGTCGCTCGTCCATCAAATTATCATCTTCCTTTGGGAAAAGCAAAAGCATTTTCCAAATATGTTAATTTGAAGCCATGATACAATAATGCTTTGACCATTTTCGATATATTTAGTTAAATAATGCTTTATCATTTAGTGCCACCACCTTCTATATTTTTATCAGTGACTGGTGAATTTACCAACGCTTCGCTTGCCGCGTTAAGGTCTATTTGATTATTTGGCAACTTATCCTTGATTTCCTCATAATCAATATCCATAACGTCACATATCGCCTTAACAACGGTTTCATTGTCAATCTTAGTTGCAATGTTTAATATGTTGTCAATCTCAATCTTTTTTGTTTCAGCTTCGATTTTCTCTATATTAACGTTGTCCGATTCATTTGTGATAATAGAACGTTCAAAAGCAAATGTAATATCGTCTATCGTATAACCCCAATCATTGGCTTTGTTGATTTCATCAAGCACTACCTTAACGATATTTTTAAGAAATTTCTTTAATTGCTTTTCCTTTTTGTTGCATTTCAGGTCAAGCAGCGCATATCGGGATTTTATAACAATGTTGGTTATATTACCGTCACCGACCTGTGCAGAATTTAAACCCATGCCAAAGCGATATATGTTTTTTTCGTCAATTTCCATCTTGACCTTACGGGCGTCGTATGGAATATCAACTGTTTTTATATCCAAGTCACCGTTATCACCAACGCCGACAACCTTTTTCGTTTTAACGTTGGTCATTAACTCGTCCATGCTGTTACCGCTGAATCCTTTAACCAATACAACACCCTCGGTTAAATCTTCAAGGTTATTTGACAAGCTGCAATTCATAAGGTCGTAATCATCAATTAACGCCTTAACGGGCTTTAAATCACTGAATTGCTTACGGTTATTATCAAAACGATAAAACGGGATTTCACCGAACGTGTCATATTCAACCGTGCCGTCCTCATCGGGCTTATATGTAATATGTGGCCGCGGATTGATTTTGTAACGGTCGTCTTTCGCAATAGTGTTCTCAACCATCGTGTAGTATGTTGCGCCGATATCGTCCCAATCTTGAATTGCTGTGATAGTTTTATCTTTTTCTATGCGTTCAACATAGTAATAAATTATGTGGTCTTTTGTATCTTTTGCGAATTTTGCAGGCACTTCAACAATTCCCACACCGTCAGCAAACATAAAGCAGCTCTTGCCGTCCTCGTCGGTGTATCTATACATATAAGCGCTACCCTCGGCGCTTCCGTATGTCAGCACGTCCGCCAATTCGGCGATAAATTCTTCGTTAAAATATGCGTTCAGCTTTGTTTGCAATTCGGGAAATTTTGTATTAACGATTTCTTCGGTATCTGATAACAAATATTGTGTTGCTTGGTCGACTAACTCGGTGAAGAACGGGTGTGCGATCTTTATATTGCTTTTGCTTTTGTCCTCTTCCAAAATTCCGTCTGCGTTATAAGAATATGCCTTATACTGCAATATGTCGTGATCAGCTTCATAGTAGCGTAACCCAACGTTTGCAATTTGCTTTTTGCGGCTGCACCTATCTTCGTTTATATATTCTGTAATTTCGGTTGTTGTCAATGCCATTTATAAAACCCCCACGTTTAAATATTAAAGGAAGTGGGGCGGTCGCCGCCCCTATATGAAAGGAAGTAAAGAAGTAATCTATATTAACCATTTGTTATTCTTGATGTACTTTTCAACCGCATAGCGCATAGCGTCCATTAAATGGTTAAAATCATCAATTGGTCTGTTTAATGTGTTCCCGAATTTATCTTTATCAAACGTATAGTTTGATATCTCGGTTAAGAAGTTTACACAACGCGGGTGTATGATAATCTCATAGCCTTGCAAATATTGCACGCCGTTCATTACGCTGTCTTTGCCTTTTGCCGCGCCTTTAATACGCAACCCATACCCGCATAATTCGTCATTGCTCTTAGGCTCTGCGCTATCGCCTGTCATACTCTCTTTGCTGTATCCCTTGGCCGTTATACCGTCGTATATAGCTTTGTTTGACATTCCTTTTTGATACATTTCATCAAATACATAAAGTTTTTTATTATCTGTATCAATCAGTCCACAAAAAAGCGCCGTCGGGTCGTTGGTATAACCAAAGTCTAACCCGAAAGCACTTTGCAGTGTATCCTTAATTACAACATTTGTGGGCTTAACTTCCCGCCCGTCATATTCGGATTTAGTCATAAATGTGAATTCACACTCGCGCCAATTTTCGTATATAAGCCCATCGACAACACCCCAATTGCCTAACCCTGCGACTTGATAACGCCTTGGATTGTTCTTTTTCATTTGCTCAAATAACCGCTTGTCGCTATCGTCCAACCATTCGTTGCACATATAGTTAGTTGTCATTGCCAATATGTCAGGGTCAGATACATCAAAAAAGCGCTTTTTTAACCAGTGTTTTTCGTTCCACGGGTTAAATGTGATTGTTATTTGCTTATACAATCCATTTGGAACACTGCCGCGGATACTCTCGTCAAGCATATCAAAATCGGATTCTTTGCTTATTTCGTATGCTTCCTCTATCCAACACCAACATAAAACGCCAATCGCAACAGCAATTGACGTTATTTTCATTGGGTCGTCTAAACCACGAAACAATATTTTTTGTCCCGTGGGCTTATATGTAATTTCAAGTGGCATTTTCTTTGTTTCAAAATAACTTTCGACACCCAACCGATTCATAGCCCAGATTAAGTCGGTATAACAACTGTTTTCAAGCGTTGCATAAGTCTTGCGAATTACCAATAAATTTGCGTCGGGGTATTTCATTATTTTGGCTATAAAATCAAGCGCCGTTGTTTTGCTCTTTTTACTTGCACGGCTACCTTTGCAAACACGATATCGACCTTTGAAATTCCAAAACGCCGCATATCCTTTACCGACAATGCTTTGCAATGATACGGTTTTAACCTCATTCGCTGATATCATCTTTTATCACCACGGGAATACTGCCCGTGTGTTCCACTTTATCCGTCGGTTTTTCCCCTGCCGTATCTCTGATTGCATTGAATGCTTTCGGGTCGCCTTTCAACGCTCGCTTAATCATTGCCGCAACCATTGCTTGCTGTACCGTCAAATTACTGTTTTTACTCTTTGCTTGTGTAAATGTCTGTAATTCTGTTGTCAATTCACCTTTTTTCATTGGCATATCGAGCATTTCAAGTATGGTGTCTTTAATTAGCTTTTTTTCGCGTTTTGCTTCCGCACTCGCTTTGCCGCCCATGCTTGCAATTTCTCGTTGTTGCTCCGTTGTTAAATCAGCTAATGATTTCAAATTATCCTTACCCGCCATACTGATACACCACCTTAATAGTTAATTTTCAAATTTGCTCAGGCACTTTATAATAAATTCAGATTTTTAGCAACATTATAAATAAATCTA